TGGGCATTGATTAAGGGCGCTGATGGTGCTGACGGTAAAGATGGGGTGCCGGGTAAAGCAGGTGCCGATGGTAAAACGCCGTACTTCCATATTGCCTATGCCGATAGTAGTGACGGTAAAACCAACTTTTCGCTCGATACTCCGGGTTCTAGAAAATACATCGGTAGTTATACAGACTTCACGCAAGCAGACAGTACTAATCCAGCACTTTATTCTTGGCAACTAGTACAAGGGCCAAAGGGCGATACTGGTCCTCAAGGCCCTCAAGGGCCGCAGGGCGTTCAAGGTGTCCCCGGAAGCAAGGATGTGCCATTCCCTTATGTACAGCTAGATGCCCCGGCAAATCCCAAAAAGGGTGATACTTGGTGGCACGGGACAAGTTTAAAAGATGCAACGGCTGTACAGCGCTATGACGGTTCCAAGTGGGTAGATGATGCGATTGCTCAAGCTGTTTTGTACATTAAAGAACTCAACTCAATTATTCTTAATTCCGCTGAGATTAATTCGCCTAATATCAACGTTCCTTTCCAACACGTGAGCATTGCAGGATCCGGGATATTGTCCAGTGGTTCCCTTACGCTAAAAGGTGCCTCATATGTCATTTCTGGTAATATTGAGGACACTAATGGCAATCCGAATGGTCAAATCTATCACACCGAAGTAAATCCAGATGGATTACTGTCATACATTACGCAGACAGACGGAACAACACAAATGCATACCAGTAGAATCTCAATGGGTGTTCTTGAACTAACAGACTTGGTTAGCGGGCTTGGTAATTCTGCCAAATACATTACTTCCACTTTTAATGCTCATGATGCAGTTGATTACTATCATGTAGATGCTGGACTAGAGACGGCTAACGCTAAAAATATTAATATCACTTATAGTCGTCATGGCAACCTTGTTAATGTAGGCTTTGATTTTGACATGAAGGATAATAATGCATGGAAAAAGCTTGCAGATATTCGCCCAGGATATAAACCATTTGGTAAGATTTGGGCACAAGTCATTGGTAATACAGATGTTAGAGGTGCCGTTGCCGTTGTTTATGCCCAATCTGGTGGCTGGTACATGTTTCCAAGCTTAGGCAATACCAACAACTATCATGGGACTTTCACGTTTACGACCCAAGATGACTATCCAACAGATGACGTGGTGATTAAGTAATGAAAATAAAAGTGTGGACAGATAATAACAATAGGTTACTTAACTGGGCCTATATGAATGACTCACGATCAGTTGGGTCAACAGATGATGGTCAGCAAATCATTGAGATTGATAGCACAAATGGCCTTTACGAGAACCACGCCAGCATTATTGACGGCCAAGTCGTTCCTGATGCTGGTTATGATCCAGACGCTGACAGACCTACACCTGAGCCGTCACCTGAACATCAGATGATTGCTGCACTTACTCTTGAAGTAGCACAGCTAAAGGCGGCGAAATCAAGTGACTAATTATGATCAGTGTGCACTACTTTACAGTTGGGGGATTGATTTAACACCTTATGTACCGGTAATGATCACCCCAGATCAATACAAGCAAATTACAGGCAGTGACTATGTCGCCAGCAAAAGCTAGCGGCTATTTTTATGGAAGGAAGTGATGACAATGCTAAATAAAATCAGAGATCACCCGACACACACAGCACTCGCAATTGGCATGGTTGCCATTGGCTTGTTTCTGATCATCAATGACCATTATTTCATCTGGCCCCCACATTACTCTGACTGGTTAAATGATGACATTGTGGGGTTTTTGTTTGTCATTGATGGACTCGGGATTGGGGGTTGGGTGCTATGGGAAACACAGTTTGCAATAACCAATCGTATGTTGCTTACGACTACCAGCTTTTTAATGTCGTTCTTGACAATACTGCAATTCCTGACCTCAATCTCAACTGGAATCTACTCAAGTTGGATCAGCAATGCGATCATAACAGCCTTCGTGCTGATTCTGGCACGAAGGAGTGACAGCCGTGACAGCAGCGATAACTAAAATCATTGTCGATTCTACTCCATACATTGCAACCATCGTTCCAACGCTTATTGCTTATCTGACCTACCGCGAGGGTAAACGTAAGAACAGGCATGATGAACTTGAGGATATGAACGACAGATTACGCGCAGATAATGATCGATTGAGACGTGAAAATGAGCGCCTTAGAAAGGAAAACAATCATGAATAATTGGACAGATCTTGTAGTATCACTTGCAGTAGCGGCGGTCCCAATCATTGGGGCTTGGATCTCAAAACAGTTGCTGGCTAACAAGCAAGCACTCACTTTGGTAAAGGTATTAGGCCCATTGGCAAACGCAGCCGTAACAGCGGCAGAACAGCTTGGTGTGACACAGGCGATTGACGGTGCGGTTAAGAAATCGACTGCCATTCAAGCGGTTAAAGATGGTTTGAAGTCGCTTGGTTTCACCAGCACAGACGAGCAGACAATTGCCAATGCAGTTGAACAATCTTATGCGAATTTGAAAGACAGCCTAGCAGAAACCTATCCGAAAAGAGAAGGCATTCAAGTAACGGATTTGCAATATTATCCCCATGTTGCTTATGCCAACAGCGCTGACGGCACAGTAGACTTCTCTACAAAGGATCCCCTTGGAAAATCATATATGGGTGCATACTTCAGCTATGACCAAGAAGATAGCAATGATCCAAGCAAATACCAGTGGACAAAGCTGGTTGGCCCTAGCTATGGAGAATCGGCTACTCAGGCAGCACCATCATCTGTTGCTCCGCAGCAATAAGGAGGGCACCATGAAATTTAAAACTAAACTCATCACCTTGGTAGTCGCCTTCTTGGCGGCTATTTCTTTTGCCCTGCCATCGCAGGTAAATGCGGCCAAGGGAGATATTGGTGTGGACTGGGCAGTTTATCAGGGAGCCAGCGGGAAATATGGCACGAATAACAAGTTTGCGATCATTCAGGCTGGCGGTACACAAGGTGGTACGCTGTATGATCAATGGACGTATGCAAGCCAAGTCAAGGCAGCACAGGCGAATGGACTCAAAGCCCATTCTTATCTGTGGTACGGGGTCGGTGGCAGTGCTGATATTGGTAGACAGGCACTTGACTACTTCCTTCCCAAGATTCTAACGCCGAAAGGTTCTATTGTTGCTCTTGATTATGAGGATGGTGCCTCATCAAGTATGGCTGCCAATACCGATGCCATTCTATATGGTATGCGGCGCATTGCGCAGGCGGGATATACGCCAATGTATTACAGCTACAAGCCGTATACACTGGCACACGTTGACTATCAGCGCATTCTAGCGGAGTTTCCCAATTCACTGTGGATCGCGGCCTATCCGGACTATCAGATTCGGGCATTGCCAGATTATGGTGTATTCCCGTCAATGCCCGGCATTGCGCTCTATCAATTTACTTCTATGCATGCGGCAGGCGGTCTTGATGGCAACGTTGACTTGCTTGGCGTAACCGATAATGGCTACAGTCAACAACCTGTCGCGCCATCAAAGCCCGCAACACCATCGCAACCGTCTACTTCAACAGCAGCCAGTGATACCGACTATGCGCAAACTGGTGTTTTCAAGCCTTCCGCGACTGTTAACATCCGCACTGGTGCCGGCACCGGCTATGCATCCGTTGGTAGCTATGCACCCGGTGAAAGTGTGATTTATGATCACGTGTATATCCGTGGCACATATGTTTGGGCACGTTATCTCACCTACTCCGGTCGGTATCATTATGTTGCCTTGGGTGTTAACGGCGGTGAGAGCTATGGTTCGCGCAGTTCAAATGCGCAAACCTATTCACACACGTATTATACAGTCCGCTCTGGTGACAGCTTCTGGAGTATTGCCTATAAGTATGGCATCAGCATGTACACGTTAGCCGCTAACAACGGCAAGTCAATCTATAGCCTGATCTATCCGGGCGAAAGCCTGTACATCCGGTAA